TAGAGATGCGGCAGTAGCTCAGTTGGTAGAGCATCAGCTTCCCAAGCTGAGGGTCGCGGGTTCGAGTCCCGTTTGCCGCTCTGCTGAATATCAAGCACTTATCTAATGGTAAGTGCTTTTTTTTATATTATTATCAAAGAAAATATTCCGTTTAAGATGGTTATTTGGGGGGTATTATGTATCTTTATCGTCACAAAAACGTCACAAAACAATGGCAACAGTAAGATTGATACCTGATACAAGAGCAAAGAAGGATGGGTCTCAGATGATTCTTCTTGTGATACGGATAGGGAAAACGAGGTTTGTTTTCTCCACCGGAATATCTACACCGTCTTCTGAAAAGTTTAATGAAGTGTCTTATTTGGACAAATCTGTACCACAGTATAAAGTGAAGAATGTAAGGCTTGTCAGTTTGAAGAATAAAGCTGAAAAGTTGATTATTGACGATGAAGCTAGATTATCTTCTTTGCCTTCCGCTAAAGCCAAGGAGATAATCAGCGAATATGTATTTGATGAAAAGGTTGTAAAAAAAACAAGATGTTTTATAGATTATCTTGATGAGTTTGTTTCCATAAAGAGTAATACAGGAACAAAAACGGTTTATAATACAACTAGAAATAAACTGCTTGAATATGATCCGGAATGCACCTTTGACACAATGGATAGGAAATGGCTGTCTAATTTTGAAAGTTGGATGGCTGAATCAGGGATGAAAGTAAACGCTTATTCTATTCACCTGCGTAACATTCGTGCAGTATTCAATTATGCTATTGATGAAGAAATTACTACCTTATATCCTTTTCGAAAGTATAAGATAAAAAAAGAAGAAACTAGAAAACGTGCTTTATCTGTTGAACAATTGAGATTATTGCGTGATTATCCTTGTGAGGAGTTTGAAAAGAAATACAGGGATATATTTATGTTGATTGTATATCTTGTTGGAATAAATATAGGTGATTTGCTTTTACTTGAACACAAGGATATAATAGATGGACGTATAGAATATTATCGGCAGAAAACAAAGAAGTTTTACTCTATTAAAATAGAGCCGGAAGCACAAGCTATATTGGATAGGTATCAAGGTAAAACTCATTTGCTAGATATATTAGATAACTATGGAGACTATCATGATTTTACCCATAGGATGAATAAGAATCTTAAAGGGATAGGTCCGTTTGAACGAAAAGGGCTTGGTGGGAAAAAGAGTAAGCAACCATTGTTCCCCGAACTTTCAACATATTGGGCCCGGCATACCTGGGCTACGTTAGCACATAAGGCGGATGTCCCTAAAGATGTGATATCTTTAGCTTTGGGACACTCCTTTGGTTGTGATGTTACAGATATATACATTGATTTCGACAGGGATAAGATTGATGAGGCTAACAGGAAAGTGATAGATTATATATCGGGTGGCTTAAAAAAGTCTAAATCATGAATAAATCAATCTCATAATATGCATATTTTAAACAAGATTTTTAATTTTGCTGTTCCTGTAATAATAGCTTAAATTTTTATAGTATGGCTGAGAAAAGACAAAGTTACACAGAGGAAGAATTGAATGAAATGATTGCATGGTTCAATGATCATGCTAGCCAACTTCCCAAAACAATGCAAATAAATAAATCTGCATTTACTCCCGATTTAGCTCTCACTGTCGAAAGCTGTATTATGCAAGCCCAACAATGTCTGGGTAATTATAAGATGGAAGGGGCATTTTTGTTACTTAAACAGATCAGAGCTAATATTGAGAAATAATAATTAATATTAGCCTCCAACTCGGTATATTGATTTCCGATTGTGGGGGCTGTTTGGGATTGATTCGCATTAAAGGTGTAGGATTGACAAAAGAAAATCTAATATGCTTGTCTGTATTGAGGGCGAAATTTGAGTAAATATATGTTTAGAACAATTCGGAATGACTTCCGATTCTGATAACTTCTATTGCATCGTGTTCTGTGTCCATCCATATCAGAAGAAAATCATTTTTGATATGGCATTCCCTGCAGTCCTTGTAGTTTCCTATTAGGGCATGTGCTTTATATTCTTTGGGAAGGATGTCACCGTTTGCTAACTTTTTCAATATATCATATAAGGCTTTCATTAGCTGGACGTCATTCCTATACTTCTTCAAATCTTTCTTTGCCTTTGTACTATAACGGATCGTCTTCATTCTATTTCGTTGATAGATTTCATGAATGAATCAAAATCTGTAGTGTCTATCGTTCCAGAATACTTGCCAGAACGCGCTTCGTTTATGGCTGCAACCGTTTCTTCATTTGGTGAAGAATACATCGCATCCATCAAAGTGCTCTCTACAAAATTGTTTAGGCTTCTGTTTGCCTTCTTTGCGTGTTCCTGCAATACTTGAAGCAAATCTTCACGTAGCCGGAACGATGTTTGTTTTCTTATTACTGTTTCCATTCTATATATTGTATTATGTTATACTGCAAAAGTAATACATTATATTGCAAAGACAAATTTTTATTTAGTTTTTTTTCATGCGATCTAACATACCTCTTATTTTTGGACAGTTTGGAATTATGTTGTAATTTTGCAACGTTTAACTAAAATGTAATGTTGTTATGGACATACTATTTTTTATTGCGGTTATCATTTGGGTTGTAAAAGGTGGACTTATGAAGAGTTCAAGGAGTGCAAACAGTAGTTTTAGAAAGGGGTTGAGAAAATGAAACAATATTATTCTAATCACGGTTCATATAGAGAACTTCTGTTTGATGAAAGGTGGCGTGAAAAGAGAATGCATATATTAGAAAGAGATGGATATAAATGTACAATATGTGGAAGTGAAAAAAATTTGGTTGTACATCATAAGCAATATCATATTGATAAAAATGGGAGGAAACTTCGGCCGTGGGAATATAATGATAAGTATCTTATTACACTATGTAGTTCTTGCCACCAAAGAGGACATGCAAAATTTGATATTCCAACTAAAACAATAAATAAATATGGGACTTTTTAATTTTTTCAAGAAGGGCAACCAAGTTAATAACACAGAAGTTGTTGGATTGCCAAATGTGGAGGATAATAGTAAGGAAATTCTGCCTGAGATTAGAAGAGAGGATTTTGTTGATGATTCAGAGCCAAATCTAGAAAGCAATACTATAACAATTAAATATGGTACCGGTATGCCTATTGATGTCATATACTCCTACATACAGACTGACTATGAGCAAGATGGTTACAATGATGCAATGTGTAACTCTGACATACAGTATAAGGAATCAAAGAAGAAGATTATAAACAACGGTCTTAAAATGCTTTTTGAACAAGTAAGACTGAGATACGAAAGCGATATACGTGATATAAACGTGCAGATTGATATTGTGGAAACGCAGGGGCTAACTTCCTCTTCCATGTCATTGAAGGCACGAAAAGAAACATACAACGAACACCTTAAAAAGATAAAAGAGATGGAGGATGCCCTTGACGTAGGAGAAAGCAAGATGATGAGCATGATTGATTCATACGAGAGAGGATTCCTTAAAGGTGTTGCTGCCAAATCTGAATCATTTATACGATAGTGTGCGGTTATGGGAATACTTACTAAAATAGGATGCTTTATTATCGGATGGAAATCCGATATACTGAAGGAATGTGGAGAAGCAAGTCATAGGACTTTTAAAAGATACATATCTGCAATCATTATACTTTCTATCATTTGGGGTACTATTGGTTTTTGCTTTGCGGACAGATATGTTGGTATCGAAAGCCTACATGGTAAGATACTCATATCGCTTGTGTTTACGACTATCATAATTTGCATAGAGCGTTTTATTATATTAACCGTTGGGAAGCTCGGATGGATGGGATTTATTAGAGGGTTATTAGCTTTTTTAATGGCAGTTTTAGGCTCTACAATCTTTGACCAAATCATTTTCAAGAATGATATTGACGTTAAGATGAAGGAAATAAGAGCAAAACAGATTAATGAAGCGATTCCTGAGCGTATGGCATATTTAGATGCTGACATAAAGAGGGTTACTGAGCAGATAGATTCCATAGGAAGAGAGAATATTAGGATTTATGAATTATTATCAAAGAATCCTGTTATTGTGGCTACGGATGTAAGTACAACAACAAAGCAGACTGGGGTTGATAAGGATGGGAATCCAATAGAAGAAAAAGTGACGAGCGTAAACAAGAGAAATGTAGAAAATCCGCTAAGTGGTCAAGCTAAAGCCAACGAGAATGCTTTAAAAGATTACAACAAACAGCTAAATTCGTACCAGCAAGCAAAAATGCAGGTAGCCGATGTAGTTCGTAAAGACTATGAAGAAGCAGACACAGGTTTTTTGGAAGAATTGCAGGCGTTGTTCAGTATTCTTGAAGAAAGCAAAATAGCATTAGGATTTTACGCATTTCTTTTTCTGTTCTTGATGCTATTGGAGCTTTTGGTGGTGACAAGCAAAGGTGGTGATGGTAATTGTGACTACGACCTTATAGTGGAGCACCAGCTAAATATCAAGAAAAATACATTGAAGCAGACGGAAGAAAGGCTGTTGAACAAGAAAGGCGATTAAAATCATGGAAATAAAAATATCCGAAGAGGACAAAGCGTTATTGAAACAAATGGCAAGCGAAATATTATGCGACAAGAATCGTTTGGCAAAAGCTATTGCGGTTCACGTGAGGAATGGCATAGAGAATTTTCATTGGAAGTATTTGTCAGACGATAATATGCGTGAGATAAATCCGAAAATACGGAATGCCATATATACGTTTCTTGTAGATTTAGGTGATAAGGTTGATAAAGTATCCATGGAAGATGATGCAAATACCTGTTTTGATTATGTGATTGCCAACACCTATGACTATCTTATTGGTATCGGTATAAGCGATGAACTTTCCAATAAGTTTTATGAAGAAGTCCTTTCCCGTCTATATCAGTCGTTTTATGAAATTTCGGATGATGGTAGGGCTTGAAAATCTTTATGTTCCTAAATACTGGGAGGATTGCGTTTACGTTGATTCATTGAATAACAATTAAAGCTATATGGTATGAAGAAGATTTTATTACTGATGTTTATTTCGTTTATTTCAATCTGCTCTTCTTATTCGCAAGGGAACGGGAGGGTTGTTAAAGTAATATATGATGGATGTGGATATACGTCTGGAGTATCAACATATAATGATGGGAGAAAGGTTTTTTCGCTAATGTTTTCCGAAACAATTTACCTTGACGGATTTAATGTTATATCTGGAACAGCCCAAGAAGTGTATGATATGATGAAGTTTTTTTCAAAATTTGTAGAAGAGCACGAAGACACAGATGGATATACTGAAGATATAAATGGATATAACTTAATGATAGTAAAATCCGGGAAAGGAGCTGTAGGAATTACGGCAATAAAGTTTCTTGTAGTTTCTTTTGGTGGCAAAAATAGGAGGTGTGACATTAGTTGCATAAAGAAGGGGAAGCGTGCTTTTGAGAAATATTGTAAAAAAAATAAGATACAATTGGAATAGCTAGGCATATAACTAGAAATGATATTTATGGTAAACACTATCGTGGCTTTTTTGAAAAATACACTGCAAAGTTTTGCCATATCAAAAATTATGCTTTACTTTGCAGTGCGAACAAAATTATAGGGGCGGCAAACTCCTATGACTTCATCATTGGAGTTTATTTTTTGCCAGTACATATCGAGTATTATCTTTATTTATATTAAGATATTGCACCTACCGAGTGTGGTAATGGAAACGTCCACAAATAAAATCCTATGGTTTTGTTCGCAGCTCGTAGTAGGTGCATTTTTTTTGTTATGCGAACAGAACCTATTCAAGTCCTAAGCGAAACTGAGTTGCTTGGGCACAAATTCACGGTTTACGGAACTGCCGAAAATCCGTTGTTCCTTGCCAAAGAAGTGGCAGAGTGTATCGAGTATGACCAAAGTAGCGTAAACAAATTAGTAAACCTTGTTGATGACGATGAAAAGGTTCGGAACAATCTTCCGACCCCCGGTGGAAATCAGCAAGTTTGGTTCTTAACCGAAGATGGCTTATATGAAGTCTTAATGCAATCCCGCAAGCCAATTGCCAAAGAATTTAAGAAAGGCGTAAAGGAGATTTTAAAGTCCATCCGCAAGACAGGCGGCTACCTCGCCACCAAGCAGGACGACACTCCCGAAGAAATCATGGCACGTGCTCTAACCATCGCACAAGCTACCCTTGCCAAGAGAGAGGAACGGTTAAAGCAGCTTGAAGCTGAAACCGAACAACAACAAGTCACCATTGAGATTCAGACAGAGGAAATCAAGAAAGCCGCTCCGAAAGTCAACTACTACGACAACCACTTGCAGAGTGTGAATGCTCTTACTGCAACTCAAATAGCAAAAGAGATAGGTATGTCGGCAGAGAAACTAAATAGCAAACTGAAAGAACTTGGAATACAGTTCAAACAGTCGGGGCAGTGGCTCTTAAAATCACCATACGACAAATGGGGTATGCATGAAACGAGAACCAATATTTTCACAAGTGAAAGAGGTAATACCCATACCAACACATATACTGTATGGACGCAGAAAGGTAGACGCTTCATTATTGCTCTATATGAAAATGATTGGGACGTGAAGAAAGCCATCAAGCAGATAAAAGGTGAGCTGAATCCAGCCGCGTAACCTTGTTTTTTGCCACATAAATTCATTTACCCACTTTTCTTATGAGGTGGGTGCATATTTCATGTTCAATTTTGCAATGTTGTTAATTAATAGATTGTAAACTTTTAAAATACACAAAAAATATGGAATTAAATAAAAGCAACAAGAAAGAATACGATTTGTCCAGCATTCAAGAACTTTTCAATGAGATGGAATCACCTAGGCAACTTGCTGATGATCTTGCTCAACTGATACTCAACTACGCATCTCTTGTTACCGAGGACAACATCGAAGTATTCAAGAATGATTTATCAACTATATCTGTTCTTCGTGATGCGTTGATTAAAGTGAATATATTGCCACAATTAGCATAAGAGCACGTTGAGGTTACGACCAGCGTTCAAATGATGCCCCGGCAGTAATACGGCTGCCGGGTAGGCGATAGGTAAGAATGAACGAATAAATTTAATTAAGGAGGAAATAATATGTTCATGATTTGCGTCTTGATTTGGTTAGCTGTTGGAGTAGGTAAGGAGCTGACAGGAAATAACGGTTTTTAATCCGAATTATCCGCCAAAGGTTCAACGCCTTGCAAGTGGTGCAAGTTCCATGGGCGGAACTATTATTTATAATTAAATGATTGAATTATGAAACAAATTGCAATTTTGGCTTTATTATCATTGAGCCTATCATCATGTAGTGAATACTTCGATAAACAACATAATGATAATGAACTAAAGAAAAAGTATTCTTTCGCATTAAATTACTATGTTGAAAGATTGTCCGAAACCGGAAATGAAATGGCTAAAATTAGCTATTATAATTGTCCGTTATTTGAATCATATAGAGATAGTGTGAACAAATACACAAGACTTTTAAATGAACTTGATTACTAACTTAAAAACAAAAGAATATGGGAACGAACAAACAACTAAGTATTAAGCAAATAATTTGCTATAACATTATAGCAGCCGAAAAAGTTGCCGGGGATGTGTGTCAAGGTCTTGCCATCAAGCTGGCGAAAGCGTTTATATACGATAGCCGTGATATTGATGCCGATGAAATCTCATACATTAGCCAACAATGCGAAATTGCGCTTCAAAATATATCCGAATTAGGGCTTACAGAAGCCAAGAACAACGAAACGAATAATATAATAGCGAATTTAATCTAAGGAGGGGAAATTTATGAAAGTAGTAGAATATGGTCGTGTATCCACTGACAAACAAACATTGGAGCAACAAAACAGAACCGTCCAAGAATGGTTGAAAAGAAACGGTTTAAAATCCGACATTGTGATAACGGAAGAAGGAATATCCGGCGGTGTAACCTATAAGAAACGGAAATTAGGAACTGATGTACTTCCATTACTGGAGGCTGGAGACATGCTGATAGTAGCCGAAATTTCCCGTTTGGGGCGTTCTATGAGCGATTTAAACAAACTTATCAATGATGAACTAAAACCGCGTAAAATTCGTCTTGTAATCGTCCAAATGGGCATTGATTTGAATTGTGGTATGATAAAAGCGATGGACGAAATGATTTTGTTCGCTTTCTCCTTTGCTGCGGAACTCGAACGAGAACTTATACAGGAACGAACTAAATCAGCATTGGAAGTAAAGAAAAAACAAATTGAGGAAAACGGTTATTTCATTTCCAAAGCTGGAAACAAATGTACATCATTAGGCGGTACTACATCAGGTCAGGCAAAAGGCGGTAAGGCGAACGGGGAAAAGCGGAGGAAAGAAGCGATGAACGATGAAAAAAACAATATGATAGCCGCCATGTTGGAAGGCTGCAATACTCCGCAAGATATTGACAAGGTAGTTGAACGATTGAACGCAAGGGGTATTTTGACAAAGACCGGGCTGCCCTTTACCCGAAATCGCCTAACTGCCCTACGGACTAAGATTAATAGACGCACTGAATATATTCAAAGTATGCTTTAAAACATACTTTGTGAAACGAATTACTGATTTGTGAACGATATATCAAAAAGTTATGCTATTTTTGTTCCAAATAATTAAGAATAATATGACAAAATTTGACAAACAAAAGCTGACCGAAATTGTTTTGTATATTCTAAACAAGACAAAAGGATTGGATTATTATCACGTATTCAAAGTGATATATTTTGCAAATATTTCATATCTGGCAAAGTATGGTTTCCGCATGACTACTGATGAATTTTGTGCTTTGCCTGACGGTCCGGTTCCTTCTATTCTATATAACTGCATCAAGAACGATTGTTATTGCGACAAAGAACTTAAGGCCATGATAGACGGAAGCGTATCAAAGGGAGACTGTGATGCGTATTATATGCTGACTGCAAAAAGGGAGGCTGATTTGGATTACCTGTCAAAAGCCGATATTGAGGAAATCGACAGGTCAATAGAAAAAAACGCCTATTTGCCATATGGAGAGTTAAGAGAAAAATCACATGGAGAAGAATGGAACAGAGCTTATAGCAATTCAGGGAAAAAAGTAATGGACGTTTTAGGTATGGCAAAAGACGGAATGGCTACCAACGATATGTTGGATTATATTAAAGAAAATCTCTCCATAGAATCCGCATTATTATGACAAGCATAGGAGATCTTCTTGGTGACTTGGGGGACAAGCTCATACAAAACAATATAAAAGTTGGGGATGTTTATATGCTTGCACTTGACGGTAGTAATGGCATAACCCCAAAAAACGGAGACAATACACGTGATAAATTTTTCGTAGTGCTTGGCTTTGATGAAAACGGAGACATAATAGGAGGTTTGGTAATAAATTCTAAAATAAACCGTAATCTCCCTGATATTCTGACTGATTATTATTTGCCCATAACGGTAAAACAGTGTCCATTCCTGTTATACGATTCATTTGTCAACTGTACCAATCTTATAAGAGCTAAAAGGGATAAATTCAACAGGAATACTTATAGAGGAAATATCAATAACAAAAGCGAATTGATGAAGCAGATTATTGAGACTGTAAAAGAAAGTCCTACTATAAGTAGAAAAATGCTAAAAGAATTTGGCGTTATCAAATAAGATTTTCCCCACCGAATTATTTTGGTGGGGATTTTTGTGTTATATAGCATATTCTTTTTCTTGACACGAGACTTAATTATTATATATTAGTTTATTAATTTTGCAGCGTTTTAATAAAAAGTTATATAATCATGAAGAAAATTTTGTTTTTACTGGCAATGTTGCCTATGTTGGTGTTTACCGCTTGTTCGGATGATGATGAAAACAGCTTGTCACTGGATAAGTCGGAAATTTCATTGTATTATGAGGATGAGATTAAGTTAATCGCTTCCGATAATGTTACATGGAGTTCAGAGGATGAGTTTGTGGCGAAGGTTAGTAGTAACGGTATTGTTGAAGGCGGTCATGTTGGAAAAACTTTTATTGTAGCTTCCAATGGTGCTGAAACTGTAAAGTGTGCCGTAGAAGTGAAACCGAAATATAATACATTTGTTGAACCTGTGTTGGACTTTGGAGCAAATAAGGCTGATATAAAGGCTAAGGAGAAAAGGGAACTTGTAACTGATAATGCTACGTCCTTGGGATATAAGGATAGTAAGGATGGTGTTGCTATCATATACACATTCAAAAACGGTAAGATGAACGCTTGTGGATTTGGATTGCAATATAAATACACAGATGATATTATGGATTTTCTGTTGGAAAGATATGCTCCTGCTACAATGAATAATGATAAAGACATGTTTATTTTCGTAAACGGTATGTCTGGCAAGTGGGATATGATGGTTGCTCTTACGGTTCAGAGCGGAATGATACAAGTAATGTACGCACCAAAAGACGCTACATCTAAGAGTATTTCAAATGAAGTTCCTAATATGATGGAACATGCGAGAATGATATTGGAGTAATTGGAGTTAATAAAATTAATCTATAAAGCCACGGTAAACCCTATCGTGGCTTTTTTATGTAAAAAACATACAGTAAAGTTTTGCCGTTACAAAAATTATGCGTTACTTTGCAGTGCTTAATACAACATAATAATTCTTGGGCAAAATAAAGCGAATACATTTTGTACAAGATATTGGGAAACCCTCTAAGGTGGCAGAAAGGAAACAATCTGCAACTTCTATGCCCTGCGTATGTTGTGTTAAGCACACCTACGGAGGGTTTCTTTTTATCATATTCGTTATAAATATGCTTAACACAACGAATGAACTGATTCCTATTAGTGATAACAACGGTAAGAAAGCCGTTAATGCACGTGATTTACATGCTTTTCTTGAAAGTAAAAGAGATTTTTCAACGTGGATTAAAGACCGTATTAAATCTTATGATTTTATTGAAGGTGTTGATTATCAATCATTCACCGAAATTGTGGAGCGAGAAATAGGAGCTACGACACGAATCGAATACGCTCTCTCAATCAGCATGGCAAAAGAACTATCCATGATTGAGAATAACGAGCGTGGGAAGCAAGCGAGAAAATACTTTATCGCATGTGAGGAAAACAAGCACGAGCTTTCCCGAAAAGAACTTGCCTTAATGGTGGTTCAAGCCGAAGAAGAGAAAGAACGCTTGGCTTTGGAGAATGAAAAGCAGCAGAAACAAATAGAGAAACTCCAGCCCAAAGCCGACTTTGCTGACAAAGCCTTTGCGATGGAAGGAAAGTGCGACATAGGACAGGCAGCAAAGATACTCGGGCTACCTTTCGGAAGAAACACTCTTTTTAAGAAGTTAAGAGAGTTGGGAGTATTCTTTGCCAATCGCAATGAACCAAAACAAAAATACATTGATGCAGGATATTTCGAGATGAAAGAAAAGCCCGTCCCACGTGAAAATCACCCTGGATTTATAGTAATGGTAGTGCTTTGCACGCAGAAAGGTTTGGCTTACATCAATCACCTGTTTGGTGGTAAACCGTCTGACGGAAAACTTGCGAGAATAGTATAATCAATCAAACATAGTGTATGATTATAGCACTTCATTGACATGGAGTGCATAACTTTCACACCCAAAAACGCAACATTGTTAATTTTTAGAAGTATGGAAACAAATAACGAAAACAAGAAAGAATACGATTTTACTTCACTTACTAAGTATTTTAACGAGTGGCAATCACCCAAGCAACTTGCGGATGATATAGCACGTGTGCTTTTCAATTATGCCACACTGATAGACTGTAATACCATAGATGAGTTCAAAAACGATGTGGTTACACTGCAATGTATCTACAAAGAAATAAATAGGATATCCGAGAAATAGTATTGGATTATGAATATTGCCACATGTTAGTATAGACACACGTTGAGGTTTCGACCAACGTTCAAATCAAAAGGCACTTTACTTATTGCAAGTGGAGTGCCTTTCATTACAGGCACAACGATATCACCCTTGCCAACACGACAAAGGGTATCAGTCTATAAATGAACCTCTCTATACGTTCCATCGCATCACAGCAAGTAAACGACAGAAATACCAGTGAGGCACATCATCAGCATGTTCAAGCAATATGTTCAACTTATCTTCTTCCATATTCTGTTAACATAAAAAAAGCGGTAAAACCCGTTGGGGATTACCGCTTAATGCTAAATAGTTACTTTATTTTGCGTTTTTGAATATTTAATTTTATCTTTGCGCCATGAAGATAGCCCTTGATACATTGAAAGGCTACGTTGACCGTAGCTCACTAGTGTAGATGTATGGGGGGTATCTTTTTTTGCACCTTTAGATTGCAGAACAAAACTACAATTCGAAAAAATTATTTATCAATCTTTTTCATTTCCTTTGCTGTCATTTTAAGAGCTTTTTTAATTATAGGCAATTCTTTTTCTTGTGGCAACTGTTCAGGTTTGCGCCCAGTATTTTGTTCTACTATATTTCGGACTTGTCTTCCAACAGTATAGTGTGTTTGTTCTAAATTAGCTTGTCCAGATATTTGTTTACTCTTTATAAGCTCTTCGGTTTGGGTAACACGGAATAGATTGGCAGCAAGTTCGGTACGGCTCATTCTGTCAAATAGCTTTCCTTTTTTAACGCCACGTTTCTTTTCAAGCTTCCACGATTCCATATTATACATACCCAGATAACCTGCATTTTGAAACTTTGCATAATCAGTAACATTTGCGGCTTTTGCTGTTGAAGCGAGAGATTTGTTTCCATCTGCAAGTTCTTCACGTATTAGCACGCGGTCTATTTCCTGATTGTTTTCAATGTATAATTCAAATTTTCGTGTTTGCTGTGCGAAATAAGCTTGCGCCAATGCTACTTCTGGCTTCTTTGGATCGCCATTCATAGCAGCAAGATAACACGCAAAACGTGTAAGTTTGAAGTCTTGGAACTCAACACCATTATTATTGCGTTTCACAGCTATTATATTTTCATAATGAGGAATGTTGAGCGAAACAAAAGCCTTTGTCGCGCGGTCAAGAACTTTACAAAATGCTTTCATATCATTATATCCAAGCATAACCATTACTTCTGAGGCCCACCAATAAACGATGCCGTTTTGGTTTTTAAAGTCTTCAAAAGAAAGAATCGCATTGTTGTTTTCTTGTTCCATTTCCATCTATAATTTAAAATTCGGCTCAAAGATAGAATAAAGTATTTGTTATTCCAATAATATCATATAATTAAGATATATAATTTTATTGGATTTATGTATATAATTTCACGACTATTTTGTAAAAACGGTAATTCCAACAAGTCAAAGAACGCTTCTGTTCGATTATTATTTTTCCATTCCCTTTCTGCAATGTTCACATAAGAACTTTTTGGCTACAGGGAACATCTTTTGACCGACATATCCACTGAGATATTGCGCTTCCTCTCCATAAGGATCAATCCCGAAAGCCTTGGAGATATGCCGGCACAAATGACCTTTTTCGTGGTCCCACGAATTTTGAAACTCTTCGGGGGTAGAGGTTAGTGAGATAACCATTACTGTCTCTCTTCTCCTGTAGTCCGAATAGGTTAGACCGGTATTCATTCTGCCTTCAGTCAGATTGCGATACGCACGCTTGAGGGAATCCCCCCTGCATCCTATACGGTACAGGTCCATAATGATCCGATCCGCCCAATAGGTGTGTACCGCATAATACACTTTGACGTGCCAGTCCCCATATTTTGGTATGTAGAACTCCTGAACAATCATATCACATCCGACCAGATTACAGGAATCCCTTTACCTATACAGGTGGCAAAGAACTCGTCAAACGCCCTGCAAGGATCGCCATCAATATCATCAAGGTAGCACTTTATATGCTTGCACAAATGTGCCTCGTCAACCAATGATTTTTTATAGAAATCCGCTTTCAGCATGTTTGCGACATAAGCAACGTCATAACCCTTGTCGTGCTCGATGGTAATTCCGTTCGCTTTCAGCATATCGTCCACTTCGTCTTTGCTCCACGGCTCCAACTTTTTTTCTTTACCCGTGGTTTCGTCTTTCACTTTCATTTTTGAGACGGCCCATTCATAAAGTTTCTTGCTGAAATGAAAGCCGTATGCTTCCAGATATTCCCTCATGCCAGATGGGAATCTGCTGTATGTATCCAATCTCTGTTCCATAACCTTTGTTTAAAAAGAGGGGCATTCCACCCCTCCACCATTAATAAAACTCACCGTTGGCGCGTCTGCGTCTGCGTTCTCCCATGTCATCCATGCGGGGATATTCAGGGAAATAGCCGGGATATCTGCGTTCTCCCATACCTGATCCTGAATAATTTCTTCCGCCATCACGGAAGCCCATGTCTCCATGAATCTCTCTCATGGCCTTTTCGTAACCGTGGCGGCAGCCTTCCTTGTAGGCTTCTTCCACCTCGTCACCTCTCATTCCGAAGCCGCGTCCGTAATCGTCACGCCCTTCTTCTAATATTTCCCACATTCCCATAATCATTTCTTTGTTTTGGATGTTTCAACCACTCCGAGCTGTTCCATAAGCCGTTTGTTCAATTCCATAAGGTCAGACATGTTCTTGCTCATTTCCGACATTTGCCCTTTCAGAGAGGATATTTCCTGCTCCTGACGTTGTTTCTCGGCAAATTCAGGGTTCAAGAGCGTAAGCATCTTGTCACACCCTGCAATGACGGAATTGTGAAAATCCATGCTGTTGATGATGTCTATGCTTTTCTGTTTCATAGAAGCGACCTCGTTATTCATCGCATCACGTGAGCATGACACTACGATATTGCCGTTCTGTCCGAAGTCGGCTATATCCATGCCGGCAGGAAGATTTTGGAAAGTCGTGTTCTGCCCGTTGATACAGACAACAACATCCACAACCATTTCCATTTGGGGCAACTGTCCCATAGGGGATGCCATAGGATATTTCGGCTTGGGAGCGGAAACGCTGACTACCGGGCCGTATTCGATAAACGGGTTAGCATCCTTATGAAGTATATATAACTGGTTATTGGTACGAAGTGATTGAAACATATTGGTTTAATTTTAATAGGGTGCCAAGAACCCCGGCACCCGTGTTAACTACTTGCTTTTGCTTGACATTGCTTCTGCCGTTGCAGCCGGAGTAGCGGTAGGTCTGTATCCGCCATTAACAAGGAACAGCTCGTTGGTGTATTTGTTATAGTGGATTTCATAAATACCGGTTCCGGCAAGGTTGGCAACCGTAATAGGCTCGTTGTTGTAAGCTAACAACGGTCTTGTATCCCCGTTGGTCCCTATCAATATAGGCAGCGTGGCAGTCGTGCCGGCAGGGATCGCCTGACGAAGATTGACATAGAACCCTCCGACATAATCCCTGTTGCGGAACGCATGGTTAGGAAGCTCCAAAGTCACATTCTCAGTACCGACTGTTACAGCCACCGTAGGAAGAGTGTTGTAATTCACTCTGCCAAGGGAGGGAAACGGGAACGGAAATCCTGTAAAAAAGTTAGGCCACATATCTACCTCCTTTCTCACCGGATTAACCCCAGTAGTTATTGCAACCGCATCCGTAACCACCACGGCCATATACAGCATCACCTGCATAAGCACCGTATGCTGCGGCACGATATGTATCCACGTTCACACCTACAATATTAGGGTATTGTACCGGGACAGTGTTAGGTAATTTACATTTTATACCATCAACATCGCTCTGCAATGCCTGCAATCCGGCTGCTAAAGGAGCGATCTGTTGTCCTACCGCACTCAGGATAGTGGCGTTCTGGTTACGCTGAGAGATTTCGGCTGTCAAAGTAGCCTTTTCCGCAGTAAGAGATGCGATCTTGTCCTGCAATGCCTGATTCTGAATAGCGTCAAGTTTGGCAAGGATGGCATTCGTGTTGGCTGTCGCACCATCACGCAATGACAATGTGTTCTGGTTAGCAGTGTTGACTAATGTGTTAGTCTGGTTGCACATTGCAAGTTGGTTCTCGTATCCCTGTGTGGTTACAAGCTGTTTCATGTCGCAGCAACAGCTACAGATCTGAGATGTCAGAGCGTTGTTACCTTGCATGATCGCAGTGAGGATACTGTTGGTGTTCTGGCCCATTTGGTTGCCGAGACCGCAGATAGCCTGTGATACAGAGTTAATACCGGCAAGGATTTGGTCTGATGATGTGTTCACAGCTTGTGCTAATGCTGCAATGTCGACACCGTTTCGGTTAAGTGTCTGCATGATCATTTCTCTTCCTTCGTTCGCTCCTTGGTTGTTGTTGCCACCAAATCCGAAGTTCCCGTTACCGAAGATGGCTGCAATCACAATCAATGCGATGATGTCCTGAAAACCGCCATTGTTTCCGAAGAAACCTCCGTTTCCGTTTCCTCCCATCAGCCCCATCAGATAGCCAGTGTCAATTCCACGGTTCTGCAAGGACGGAAGAATGGACGCAAGCAGGCCATTGTTTGCGCCGGTTCCACCGTCTTGGTTAAAAACATAAGTTCGTTCCATAAGTATTTGTATTTTGTATCCGGTCAAAATCGACCGTGCACAAAAGTATATAGATCATAACTCATGGAAAATCAGTTGTTTCCCAACAAATTCTTTATATCGTCCCAATATATTCTCATCATTTTCCCACTCTCCATCCTCTCATGGAAATTGGATATCATGTAGTTGACAGCACGTTTGGTCTTATGGATATGAGCGGCTATTTGTGAAGGGTACATACCGCTTTCGAAAAGAAAAAATACAAGAAGATACCGGGCATCCACTGTTTCCATATTCTTATCAGACGATAATATTTGGTCTACAGACACTTCTGTTTCTTTTGAAACAATATTAATTATTTTGGCAAAGATTTCTGACTTGCACATGTTTTTTCTAATTTTTTATTCTTATCTTTGCCATGCCACATAAAACAAGATATATCGATGAACAAAGCATAAGACATTTTGTTGAAGATATTTAGCCTCCAACGTGCAGTGTCTTATGCTTTTATCATGTTTTTATGTGGCAATATTAATATGAGCGTTGGGGGCTTTTTTTTGATTCTAAGCCCCTGAAAGAATTACTTTTGTTATGAGTTTTTCTATTATGTGCCACGCTTCTACCTGTGGCATTTTGGTTACTATTTCATCTTGCACCTCCCTTCTTCTTTATCAGCCAAATGACTACGATTAGTAATATTAATATAATACCTATTGAAAACTCTCCTAGTTCTAATTTCGTCTTCTGCCACCATGTTAATTCCTTCTCCACAGGGTAGGGGACTTCTAACTCTTTCTCCTTCTCTATATAGGCTGTATCGCGAATCATCCTGTCACGGTAGACTATATGCCACTTGTCAACAAACACTGAATCGCCTTTCTCTTTTATATGGACAGAATCCTTAATGTAGATGGAATCACGCTCATGCATGGTAAGATAAAGACTGTCAGTCCTTATAGTTTCTACCGGGACATACCTTATGCTCCGGCATGATCCAAACAGCAATAGCAATGCTATCCCTACCGCAATCCATATATAGACTCTCTGTTTCATCCCTCAAATTTTATATCATTTATACGGTTCATCCAGCCCCGTTTGAACTTGTTGTTTGCTGGGCGTTTCCGGCATATATCCTCGATGAAATCAAACCGTGCAATCTTGATCTGGTCAAACAATTCACGGGGATTACGGGAATTTACTGCGGCGAGTGTCTTAGGCCCGACAATGCCATCAGGAATCACACCAACCAAATCCTGCGGTACTTTAATACCATGTACCCCAGAAGCCCATACAAAATCGCATACTATCTCTGCTATACTTTGGCTTCTTATTTCATCCGCATTCCATCTATCCCAATACAACATCTTCAAGATACTTTTCCAATCGTTATATGACAAATCCATCAACCTTCCGGTCGTAGGTTTTGGATAACCTTTTCTACGACAATATTCCTCATAGGTAGCCATTGTCACACCTACCATAGTTTGTCCTCCTAAATCATCGGGATCATCAGCCCATCCTGTTTTTCTTGCTCTTTGAAAAAGAGACTCATTGGTTTCATTGCTTTTCTTACTTATACCAGCTTCCCATTTTATAAGAAATGGTATGAAATGTTCAATATTAGCCATTTTTCTTTTCCTCCTTATCTTTAAATTATAAAATTACTATTATTTTTGTCGCAAAAAATATGGACTTATCAGAACTTATTAGAAGCTATACTCCTGAACAGAAAAATGTGTTCAGTGCTTTTCTCATCCAACTACCATTAATATTTACTATAATGTATTTATACATACCTGCTTTTAAATCCTTAGAGCTTTATTTGCAAGTAATTTTTGCCATATCTGCGTCTACATTATCTATTTATTATTCTTTTTGTTTGTTATGTTTATGCTCCGTTTGTTCCCGATACAGGTTTAATATGGAAATACCTATACTTATTATGCCAACATTGACAGCTGCATTTCTTTTACTGCGTTCGCCAGAAAGCTATTTAAACGGGCATGAATATGTATTAAGAATAGCGCTTAAATGCACGTCATATTTCTATGGATTCATCGGAATTACAGGATTCTTTTACCGAAAATGCGTAGATTATGGCATAAAGTGCAAAAGGCGCAATAAAAATAAAATCAATTAAACTCATTTCTTTTCCTCCTTTTTATTTTCTGTTATTATTTCATTTATATCCTCTTTTTCTACATCAAGCACCTTCTTACCAAACAGACCTAACGCCTTAAGCATATTAAAGCTGTATCCTTTGGGCTTCAATATATTTGATATGATAGAGCAAAATTCAATGAAGCAAACTAACAAACAGGAGTATATGTCTATATCCCATTTGCTGCCGGATGCAATGTTTATCATGACAACCATACAAACAAAGGCGAAGTAGGTTACAAGTTTACCCATTGTGCGGCGTATTGCACTAGAGAAACGAACCTTTTCGCCCATTAAAAGGCTTTTCCTTATTCCAAAAGCCAAATCACATATCACTACTGCAAATGATACAATAATCCAAGGTATCATGTGCTCCAATGATTCTGCTATAAAACCGCTTACTATTACGGAGAAGCCACCCGGTATGGCTTGGGTCGTTATACTATCTCTTACCATCAGAATGATTATTTAAATGTATTAAATTAATTAGTCACTTATGAATACTCTTAGTCCTGCTCCCCTTGAATTTGAATTTGGTGCGAATACACGGTCTATTCTATCTGAAATAATCTCCAAATATCCCGTCTGCGCTTTCAATTCAATTAGCATGGGGTTTGTTTCAGCTTGTGATTCTAAACTATATCGAGCTTCTAACAGATTTCTGATAGCTGTTATATCAGTAGTTTGCTGGTTTACAAAGAATCTGATAGAGTTTAGTAATGCCTCAAGTGCCTCGGCAGTAGTCTCTGTTATACCTTGTATGCTTTGGGTGAGAGCGGACAGATTTGCTTTACCTCCGGGTCCCCATCCTATTTGGTTAAAAATTTCTTCTGCCGCCTCGTTATATTCACCAAACACTTCCTTCATCTTGTCAGACCAGTCTTTGATGGCTTCGGTATTAATATCATTCGGCTTTAAAAAATCCGTATATGCCTTTTGAAGTCTTTTATATTCCTCACTATTTTCTATCTCATCAGCAGCGGCATTTGCCTTTTTTGCGACACTTTTCACAACCGAATTATTGGCTGTGTTTCTTAGCTTGGTTATTTGGGCTTGAAGTTCAAAATACCTTTCTTGATCCTCTTGCTCCATATCTGTTCTTGTTGCAATTAGACTGTCAAATTCTTCAAACATAGGTTTTAAGAACTTGTCAGATAATCTTAGAAGTATCTGTTGTTTTACATAGTTTTCCATAAAATCATCAAAACTTTCTTGAAGTCCAGACAAGCCATCCCCTGTTTCTTGAAACGCTTCCAACCATGCCGATGCAAAATTCTCAGCCAATGTTTTGAAATTTTCATCGGAACCTACACCGCCAAGCTCCGCTATCATGTCATTAGCACTGTCAGCCAAAGTATCCCTGAGATCTTCAATCTGTTCCTGCCATTCGTTTATTTTGTCCCAGTCAGTATCTTTCTTATCTCTTTCGGCGGCTATCATGGCATTGAGAGATACTATCTGTTTGTTTATGTTCTCATTAAGTTCATTCCCATATTCTTGTAGCTTTGTTATATCCCATACATTGTCTATACTCTCTTTTAGCTTGTCGTATTCACGTTCCAGCTTCTTTATCTTTCTTTCATGTTCTTCTATTTCTTTTTGTAAATCTTTGTCATGGTTGCCGAATATAGATGAAAGAATGGTGGCTACAGCTTGTAATGCAATTAGTACCCATCCAATTGGTCCTAATGCAGCATTCATGGCAACACCCATCTCTTTTGCCGCTTCTGTACAAAGTCCTAATTGCAATTGAAACATTACTGCCTGTATAACTAAATCCCCAATAGTTCCGACCATGTTTAACAGCCTCATACTTGTACTATCGGTGTCTTCTCCCATTGTTTCAAGGATAGACACTATGCTTCCCATTGCCTGTCGTCCCGCATTTCTTACAGAATCCCAGGCGGATTTCATGTATTCAAGGCTGCTTCTTGCATCTTTGAAGTATTTTAAATTCTTATTCGCATTTTCATTCTCCTTATTGTTGTCATTTATCGTGTCTTGTTTTGCTTTAACCATGCTTTCCAATACGGAAATAGATTGGTTATAAAGATCTTTGTTTTTTTCAATAAATGATGATTCAACAGAATCTTTTTCAATAGATTCTTTTTTTAGTGCTATAATCGTATTAAGGTCAGATATTTGCTGTTGCAAATTTGTATTTTCAATGTCATTCTCAGCAATTCTTTGTAGAAGCCCTTCTTCTGTTATACCTTGTGACTTTAGTTCTTTAATTTTTTCATACGATTTTAAGAACGATTCCAGAGGACTTCTCTTAAAAAGTTGTTCATCCATTTTGTTGTAGAAGTTCATTACTTCCTTTAGCTGGGATGGATCAAGATTCTTCATCTGCTCTTTTAACGTTTCAAGTTTGGCTTTCATATTCTCAATGGCTTTTGTTGAAACGTTTTCCAAGTTGTCGAACATATTCATATAGGTATCTGTACCCTTAAATGCCTTCCATGTATTTTCAGACGATTTCTTGTCATATTGTGCTTTCAAATTTTTGCTGTATTGTTCTTGCATTTCTTTTGTAAGCACATCCTTAAACGTCTTTGTTTGTTCATCATAGACCTTTGTATAAATTTTGCTTCTTTCTTTATAATACCACATATCTAACTGCAACTGATCTGAAAGCTGTGTTTTATAAGCTTTAGTCAGTTCGATAACAAGGTCTTGACTGTCCTTTATACGCTGCTGGTTCAGCTTGTTTAAGTCTGCTAAATATTGCTTGTTGGCATCGGTATCAGCAATAAGGTATTCGCCTTTCGGAAATTTCTTCTGATATTCTGCTTCAATCCCTTTCTGCACATCGTCCAAGGTCTTGGCAAGTCCGGGGAACAAAGCCTGCACTTCGGCTTCGGACAGTCCTGCATCTTTCAGCTTCTGGTGTAAGTCTAAGCTGTTGAACATGGATTCAATGTTATCTTTAGTTTTGTCTAGCTGCTTTTTAAAATCATCTGCATCCTTTTCGTCAAACAAGACATTAGCATCTTTTTGTGCTCCTATCTTCTTCCTAAAGTCAGTAATAATCTTTGCAAGTTCCTGCAAAGCCTTTGCCGTATTTTCCTTATTAGGCAAGAATGCTTCCCCTATGATATTTTTAGGCATCTGAACATCTTTCAATTGGGATGCGTAGCGTTCCATGACTGTCTTAGCTGCCTTATCGCTGCCCATTACCTTATTCAGCTTCTCGTATTCCTTGTTAAGTTCTTTGATAAGAGAAATGCGTTCTGCTAATATGTCACGTTCATGTTTGGGGTTTGATTGAGGATCTTCTTGATTTATTCCTGGTCTAAGAGGAACTTTTATATCTCCCAAGTTATATATATCGTATGCAAGTTGCTTCTTTATATCAGACCATTGTTTGGAAAAATCTCCTTTATCTATTAAAATCTTAAATTGTTCTCTTGTTTTATTACCTTTTATTACCTCATCATTTACGGAATCAAAGATTTCACGTATTTCTTTAGTTGCTTCTTCTTTATCTTTCTCCAAATCTTTCTTTGTTCCAAGAAATGAGCTGGCGATAGAACTTTTCTTACCTGCAAAAAGAACACCATTCTGTAACTTCTCCAAGTAGTCTGCAAGTCTTTTGTAGTAGTCAATTAAATTCTCTCCTTCTTTCTTTCCTTTTACTAGTTCTTGTATGTATTCTTTTGCTCCTTTGCCTAAGGAGGTTGATTCTTCTGAAATCCTTAATAATTCAGCTTGTATTTTGTTACCCTTCGCTATAAAGTCATAGAAAGCGTTTTCGTATTCGTCTAAATCTGTTTCAATATCATCATTACCTATCAGCCATCCTTTCTTTCTGTTTTCTGCATAGTTGGCTTCAATCTTCCTAATATCTTCCAAGAATCCTGTATATTGTTTTTTATACTCTTCAAACTGTTCTTTTGCTTCTTTTTCTGATATATTAGGCTTTATCTCTATTTCAAATCCTTCATTATTCATCTCTTTTACAAGGGATGATAACGCTTTTCTTGTATCATTTTTAGCTATTTCGTCTATTTCTCCTATTCTTAACTGAGCTGTATAATATTTATTGCTACTTTCTCGTAACATTTTGTTGTATTGAGAATGCACATTCCACAACTCATTAACAAGTTGTAAAGCCGCTCCAAGTGCTATTAACGGAAATGATGTTTTGAACGCTAATCCCAAAGAACGTAATGCGGTTTCTGCTTTTGTAAAAGCAAAGGAAAGCAAGCTAACTCCATTTGCAGCGGCTTTTATCTTAGGGAGTAAAACCATTGAACCAACTACAATGCCAAACGCTTTTGCCACTTCGACAACTGTTTCCCAATTATCAATCAATACCTTAATAGAATCAATAGAACCTTTCAGTGTATCTTCGTTAGCCTTACCGATAGAGTTAAGCATCACATCAATACTGTCTTTCAAGTTGGAAATTTTACCCTGCAAAGTTTCGGCTTGAATTTCCTGCATATTGTAGAACAATCCTCCGCTGTCAGTTAACCGTTTGAAGATGTTCTCAATATCTTCAAAGGTTACTTTTCGTTTTGAAATCATATCCACAATTTGGGCAGTGGTATATGCTTCGCCTTTAACTTCTTCAAAGTAGCGTTGCAATTCTCCATACAAATTGATACCTGCTTCCGTAAACTGACGAACTTCCGTACCACGCAAATACGCTGCCGCTTTGACCTGCCCATAAGCAAGAATAAGTCTGCCCATATCAACACCTAAACCAGCGGATACATCGGCAAGTCGTTTTGTCGTGTCATATAACTTATCCGATTCAATACGGTATGCTGCAAGCTGTTTTGTGAATGTAACCAATTCCTTAATTTGGAATGGCGATTTTACAGCAAGTTGGACGGTCTTGTTGAATATCTGGTCTGCTTGCGCTTTATTCTGTAAAATGGCTTCCAAGGAACGCTGCTGTAATTCAAATTCTCCACGTACATTTGCCAACTTACTGATATACCCTTCAATCTGTGATACGGAGAACACCAAGGCAAGCTGACGGCTTAATTGCCCAGCCGTATCCATTAGGTTCCGGTGGCGTGTGGCCAGTTGCTGCGATTGTACTCCTGCTTGCTGCAAGGCTTGGTTGTGCTTGGCGATGGCTTGGTTTATCTGTTCAAGTGTCTGCCTGTAGTTGGCATCTGTAGTGTTTAAAGACAAACGAGCCTGCTTCAAGTAGTTTATGGCTGTTACTTGGTCACGCAAATATTTGGCGTTTCTTGAATAGTCCAATGCACCTTGCGGCGTAGTACGTTGAGCTATTTCTTGCTGTCTCGCTAATTGTTCTGCTGCTTTTGCCGCACGCCTATCGGCTGCTTCTTTTCGTTGTGCGGTTTTCTCTGCCGATTGTACTCTCTGTTCGTCAGTTTGGCGTTGGTAGTCAAGCTCCATTTTCATGTAACACATGGCATTAACGGCCGTCTGTTGCTGTTGTTTTGAAATAGTCTGTGTATTCTCAACAAACTTTTTCAAGTCAGAAATACTTTCTTTCAGTCCGGCTATATTCCATCCGCTAAACGAACCTTGCCCTATTTTTTTATCACCTATCCGATTCAGTAAATCTGCTGCACGTGAAAGGCTTTCGTTCATGGATGTGGTTTTCTTTTCGGTATCTCCAGCTCCTTTACTTACTCCCTCAAACGGATTCCCTTTAGACCCAATCGAACTTATCTTGCTGGCTAACGAAGCGATTGCGCTCTCCAATTTGGAAGTATCTACTACCACACTGCCAAACCCGTTTTTCAACGCATCCGCAGCCGTATGTGCATGTTTCTCTATCTTCTCCAGCTTCTCATCGAAACTGTCCAACTTCTTTAATACATCGGGTGTTATGTTGAGGAATGCTCCTGCTTCATTATCTGGCATATCGTTATCCTTTTTTATTAATTATGGGCATACCCAAATCATTCAAATTCTTCAAATCGTCAACCGAACTTATCTTGTTGACCTTCTTCTTTTTCTTATCCTTATTTCCGTATTCTACATGGGAAAAATCAAACGAGCTTAACCGGACTTGCCCGACCGTCATTTCCCATAAATATTCTTCACGAGAGCACCAAGTGTTGGAGCGCAGAAAATCAATCATCTGCCCCCATTCGGTACGGGATATTATCAGCTTTGTTCCGTTTTCTTCATCTTCCTTGCCAGTGTCATCTCCCTCACGGTCTGAATCACATTGATACTCTCGAAAAAAAATCCGTGCTTATGAGGTTAAGGATTTCACCGAGCAATAAAGCCCAATCCTTTATGTCGTATTCCCCCCACATTAGAAGGTCATAGACTTTGTGATAGTCATCTGAAAGTTCTTTTTTCTCATAATCAGAGAATATCCTGTCCTTGTCATTGAGAAGTGCAAGCGTTATTACATGTGCCACTGCTGGTAGATTTACTGCAAACTCCTTGATAACATCTCCCATGCTCAGTTTCTCTCCTTTGACGATCCGGCACGCTTGTTCGGCTATAAGCCATTGAACACCGGGCTTTAATCCTTTGATACACCACTCCGTACCGTGGAGTTTCATAATACTTGGGCTGTCGTTCATTATCCTTGCCAAACGCTCCATTGATTCATTGGATACAGGAGTATGAGCTGTTACAGCGTCTTTCTTTGGTTGTGTATCTTTTTTCTTTGCTCTATATACTGCCATGATTATAAGCATGAAGGGCGGAGGCATATCCAGCCTACCGCCCTGTAAAACAATCTTCTTATCTATTATGGGTTATCCTGCCGATGGTAGGGTATAAGCGGAATCCACATAAAACGGAGTTCTGATAGTCTTTGCTCCATCGGCGACATTTGCATCATACGCTGTTCCTGCAAGACTGATACGTCCAATATTGGAGTTTAATGATTCAAGCATTAGCTTGGAATTAAGTTGTAATTTTGGAACCACAAATGCTGTCATCGTTTCCCCTTCCTCAAACACTACGTCAATCTTTGCATACAATTTCTTGTATTGAGCAGGAGCAAAGTATTTGGTAGAAACAGTAATTCCAGCCGTAAATCCCATGAGAGCGATTAGCAGATCTTTTTGTGTATCTGCGACCTCAGCTGTAAATTGGTATTTGCCGAGTTTCACGATGGAAAGAATAGGACTGTCGGAAGTTTCACACTCGATGTCGTTTACATCATTATCGTCTTGAGCGATTGAAGTGGTGTCTTCAACTACATCTTCAAGAATGTAAGAGTCACCCTTTGGCACATCGTCTTCTTCAGTACCAGTGAACAGAGTTGCCACGATGTAAGAAGGTTTGATAAATTTTTTGGCTGTTGCGCCAGTATTGTTTACTGCCATAATTAAAAAGTGTTATCTTGTTAATAATCTGTTTATCTTATTGTTATCCCGATATTGTACACATTGCAATAGAAGTTTCCGGAATTTTTACTTTCTTTCCCTATCAGTTCACAGCTTGTTATGACGAAATGCTTGTCGTTGGATTGGTCAATTGCCGAGAATAGTGTTTTTTCCATGTCGAACAGTTTTTTTACTGGCTTTGATCCCAAACTGTCCGTGGACTTCGCATAGAGGAATATGTTGGCGGAACATTTCGCCTCTCCTCCGTAATCATTCACGCTAAGAACATCTACAACGATCATGTCCGTGCTGTCACTACTTATTGTCAGCGGTGTTTCATCAAAAGAGATTATTGATGAAATCTTTGCTTTTGTAAGTAACATGGATAGAAAATTCTCTATCATGCTGCCAGTTTTATATAAATCATTCATATATTGTCTTGTTTACCGTGACTGATAATGCCGAACTTCGCGTTCTTGAATTTCCGTGATAATGCCTTAACTTCATTACGTGCCACTGCTATCACTTCATATTTCTTCTTCACGTTACCTTCTGCATTTTGTAGTATTTCTCCGTAAGGCATGGCGGCTACAACTACCAAATCAATTCCCGGATGTGGCTTATATTTGGATTCCAAGTATTCAACCACTGCTTCATAACCGGTAATTTCCTCACCATACCATTTTTTCTTTATTCCGGGAGAGCTGGCGGTATATCCCTTTCTGGCAAGCTTTCCGTCAACATATACTCCCCAACCGTAACTATCTCTCAAATTGAGGCTTCGGTAGGTATAGGAAACTTTAGCCAGTTCCTTAGCCACTATCTTCTGTCCCTCGTTTGCGAGTAAATCAACAATACGGGTGATTGCACTTTGCTTGGTCTTTGCCATACTTAACCTACTTCACTCATTTTGATGTTAACTTTCACGCCACCAAGCTGGCTAATTTCCATTCCTATAACACGACCGTTAATGCCTATTCCGTAACTTTCCTTTGGACATCTAAACATATCTCCAATTTTTACAGGTGAAATGCTGCTTTTTTTTAATGGGAAAAACACGTTATAGTCTGCCATGATAGTGCCGCCATTGAACATCTTGGAGGCTTGCTGTATATCGCATTCGGTTTCAAGAAGGATGGTTTCTTCCAAAGTTTCCGTATTCCCTTCGTTTTTCTCAGTTATTTTCGCATTGAGAGAACCATCCGTATCTTCACCGCCTAGCAAATCACCGTCAAGCAATCCTCCGTTACCGAGAAGGTCTCCGTCCTCCGGCTTTTTCGTTATCACGGTGTAGAATATACCATGAAACGGATATTCTGCTATTGCTTTTCTTTTGAGACGCATAAGCTATACATCTAATGAATTTTCATTGACCCAACTCATACTACCCGAATCCATGCTTCCCAACGCTTCTTCTTCACCATACTTTTTGTACAGTGCTTTCAGACGGTCTTTCAAGTTTTGGATTATGGGAGCCGTTACCGTTTCACTGCCTACGTCCTGTCTATAACTGCCATGCTGGAGTGATGATGAAGCCACAGACCACGGACCGTTAATGACAAGCTCATATAGTGCGATAAGGCAATGGTCTTTAGTGCATTCGTCTATTTCGGAACGGTCTGAAATAAACATCAAACCGTTTTCGTATGCGATATTTTCAAGCGCATCATCTTCAAAGACAAATCTCGTAAGCCCATTGAGGTATGCTATCGGGTCAAATGATTTTTCCATAACTGCTACTGTTGCAATGTGTTGTACATTAATCGTCTGCCTGACTTGTGTCTACAATGACGTGATTGCGGAATGTTTTCAGTGCAGGACAAGCCGACATCATCACATCCGTATGCCATTCCTTATACAGCCCGTTGTTTGTCGTTGTATTCACAATCGTGCAGAGACCATCATTAGCCTGAGCAAAAATTTTAGTTATTACGCTTGAACCATACTTGTCAAACATCTGTTTGTCTAAGTTATTGGTGTATTCAAACTCACAAGCATATCCGGTAGGACGGAGAACTGCAATCTTATCATCCCAACCTTGCACGAATGTGTCTCCAGTATTGGTAAGATTACGCTCACGTTCTTCTACAATTTCAATTGGAGATACACCGGGATAATCACGGAAAGCTGCTAAGAACAACTCACGTGTAGTAGGCGCAGTAGCGGTTGTTGCGATGTAAGCTAAAGGATTTTTCTTGAAACTTTCAATCAATTCCTTAACTTCGGCATTTTGCAACATTACTTCGTAAAACATCTTGCGTGTAACCTGCCATTCCATTGCACCTTCATATCCCCATTTTTCACGATATTTTTTCTCCTTTTCCGCCATTTGGCTCAGAATCTTGCATTCAGCGTCAGTCCACACCTTAGTTCCTGCTTTAGTGAAATTTTCATCCGGAATGTCTGCTTTGTGCAACGGAATTTGAATACCACGTGCGATATTGCGGTAGTCGATATTACCTTTAGACATTAACTGTGCAGTCATGAAGTTCATGGTTGCGTCCGCACTATCAAGCTGGGACTGTAATGTATGTACCCAAGCGGCTACCAAATCGGCATCGTTTCCAAACAACTCAAACTGTTGTTCTTTTGCTTCACGTTCCATAGCTGTTTCAACGAAACCGGGAGCGATAAAATCAGGAATGGATGCGGTGTACCAGTACAGACCGTCCTTATCCATTTGATTACTGTCACCAAGAGGTGCACGCAAATCCATCAAAGGAGCGGCTTTCAAGTCACGTCCTTTCACAGAAAAAGTAGCGATGCCATTAGGGGCGGTAGGTGTGGGAGCACCAGCTTTTACACCTTGAGTCTTGTACCAACCATAATTAGTGTATAGCAGACCTTCTGTATTGACAAAGGATTGCAAGAAACGTTGATTGGTCTTGTCAGAAAAAAATCTTGCATATCTGCTGTTATTAAAATCAAATTTAGGCATAGTCTCGTCAATTTTAAATGTTAAACCAACCCTTAACCTTGCTCTTGTTCAAAGCTTTTAATGCAGCCGAAAGAGGTTGCATACGGTCTTCGTAGAGGAATACATCTCCTAATGCCAATGCAGGAGTGATAAGGTATCTTGCACCATCGAAATCATCTTCGGATGTAGCTGGGTCAAAAACAAAATCAAAGTCGCAGGGAAGGTATGAGTTAGGATTAGTAACCATCGCTTCTTTACCAGAGCCTGTTTCTTTCGCTTCAACAAGGACAGATGAAGTTGTTAATGATCCGAGGGTTGCGCTCAATGTAACTTTCCAAACATCGCCAGCCGTTCCGTCAGTCGCTTTTTCAACGGCTGTAATTGTTACCGCTGTGCCTTTTCCTGTCAATGTAGAAGGTGCTACCATGAGGATATCTCCTACGAATGGGATAAGAGAATATCCGTCTCTTTTCAGGTAAATATCTGTGTCTGTAGATTCAGTTGTAGCTTTTGCAACCGCATACGATTTTAGGATACGTATTTCGCTTCCATTAGAACCATTACTGGGAATATATTCAGCGAGCGTTCCGGCAAAAGCTCTTGCATTACCTTTGAATGGGTTTTTAACAATTCCACCACTGGTAGGAAATACAAGTGCGTCCTTTCCGCTCATCTGTAACTTCACGAATACATAGCGGTGTCCACCAATGCTTCCGCGAGCCTGAACCAATGCTCTACCGGGAAGGTAGCCACTGTTCAATAGAATTTGCTGATAAAAATCTGACATTTTCTTTTTGGTTTAAATTATTATTACTTTTCTTCTCTGTGCGATTGCTTCTTTACGACAGCAACCACATCGGCAAAGTCATCGGTCTTTTCCTTACCGCTTCCCGTGCCTCCTGGAGTGATGTCAGGTGGAGTGTTAGCATTAAACTTATTGTAGCTCTTGAGCAGTCTTTCTGTGAGAGCATCAACATCTGTTTCAGAATCAATGTGAATCAATTCGAGTTGGTCGTTAATCCAATCCTCGTTCTTGACTTCTTTCCCTTTTAAGGATAATTTGAGTTGATTGCGTTTGTCTGAGATAGCTTTTATCTTTTTCTCTTCCTCACGCTCTGATTTCAAATCTTGGAGTTCTTTGAGCAACTTATCCAGTTTGCTTTCGTCTCCTTTGTCATCCTTGTTATCACTTCTATCGTCCTTGTTCGGATGATTCTTTTCCCACTCTTTTATAAATTTTGAGTTGTCATTTCGTATGTTGTTATCGTCCTCTTGTAAGTCATCCAAGTAGTCGGCAACAACATCATCCAGTTCCAACTCGTCCTTATCACTCGCTTTCTCCAACCGCTTGTAGATTCTTTCTACTTTGCCGTTGAAACTTCTCTCACTCATAGCTAAGTTTTTCTTGCCGTTGTTGGTGAGTTTCACTTTCAGTGCTTCTGAAAATTGCTCTTTCGTAAACTTCATACACTATATGTTTTATAATGATTATATGCGAAAGTAATGCTTTAATAAAAAGGTATAACTATAAAAAAATCACTGTATTTATCACTATGATAAATAGACATTGGTTTAAGTATATATTACCTTATTATTAAGAGGTATTTTTGCTTTTGATGAAAGAACAAGAAGTACATAGAGAAGTCGTAATCAAGCCGCAAGAAGGATTCCAAATGCAGTTTGTGTCATCATGTGTGGACGTAGTGTTTGGTGGTGGGAATCTTGGCGGTGGAAAATCTTTTGCTCTTGTTCTCGCTCTTGCAGAGCCATTAATGACAGATGGGGATTTTCGTGCGGTTATTACACGTAGGTCTTTGCAGTCGCAAAAGACGGGAGGTTCATTCGTAGATACATTCAAGGCTATATTCGGTGACTATTGTTCTGTAAAGACTGCCGATAGTCCTCGCGTATCATTCCCAAGTGGTGCGTATTGCGACTTGACCTATATAGATGATACTAATCTTGACAAAATGCGTGAGCAATGGAAAGGTAAACAGATTGATGCGATATGTATTGATGAGATTACCGAAATGTCTTGGGAAGCATTCAGCTATGTGCAGACCCGTAACCGTGGACGTTCAAAGACGTTTACGGGAAAGTTCTTTGGTACCCTTAACCCGAAACGTAGTCATTGGACGAGAAAGTTCTTGGATTGGTACATTGGGGTTGACGGTTTTATTATGTCGGATAGAAACGGGAAAGTGAGATACTTCTATGTTAACGGTTCTACTGTTGATGATGTGGTTTGGGGTGATTCCAAAGAAGAAGTTTATGCTAAGTGTAAGATAGATATTGATAGAAAACTTGCCCGTATTGGAGGTGATTTTGACTATACGAATATGATTAAGTCATTCGTATTCTATCAAGGTAAGCTATCTGAAAATAGGGCTATGCTTGAAAATAATCCTAATTACATAGGCTCTGTTGCCGCTTCGGGCGGTAAAATGGCACAAGCTATCATTGAGGGAAACTTCAACGTTGACCCCGAAGAAAACGAAAAGATACCTATTCCATCCACTTCCGCGCAAAGCGTATTCAACAACAACCCAGCCGTGAACGGTGACAAATGGATTACCGTGGATTTGGCGGATTATGGTACAGACAACCTTGTTGCACTTGCATGGGATGGATTTCACGCATACGACATTCTCATTCTTAGCAAGTCCACTCCGAGAGAAAACGCTATGGCAGTGAAGACATTTGCATTTGAGCATGGAACAGCTGAAAGCCATATCATTTTTGACGCGACTGCCGGACGGTATTTTAATGATTACATTCCCGATGCAGTACCTTATATCTCACTAAATAAACCTTTCGGGCTTTACCAACTTACCGCAATGACAGTAAAGGATATGTGCTATATCAGATTATGCAAGATGATCGAGGAAGGTAATCTAACCTTTGACGATAAACTTGCCGTACAGACATACACTCACCAGAACCTGAAATACAAAGTGACGGTTGAGAACGAGTTTATGGAAGAATGCTCTGTTGTACGGTTTGATGATATGCAGAGCGGAAAGAAACGGCTTTGGAACAAGAAGAAAATGAATCAGATGTTGGGGAAAGGCAGATCGATGGACTTGTTAGACCCATGCGCTATGAGAATGCTTCCGTGCGCTAACATTGAATACGGGAATGAGATTCAAGCAGGGTATTACAATCACGAAGAAGAAACCAAACAAGCGTTCCATGCACAGACAGAAGGAAGTATTTACGATGAACATTTATGGTATTAGGTTAGGAAATGATTAGTTACAATGACATAAAGGATATTCTCAATTCCCTTAAAACAGAAGGAATTGAAGCAAGGGTAAGAGATGTTGCCTATTTGGTAATGTGTGATTCTTTCGTAGATAAGGCTCTTGCTGCAAAGGTTGCTTACCAAGAAGATGAAAAGCCTTCAAACAAGGTGTTATCCATGCTTGCCGAGAAACTGAAACCTTTCGGCATCGGTGCTATCACTACCATATCTAAAGATGAGAACCGAGAAGCATTGCTGAAAGAAATATCGGAGATGAAACAGATTGCTGACGATGCGAAAACAAGTGGAGATTCAGACACTTTTATCAAAGCAAGTAAGGTCGTGTTGGATGCACGCGTGAAGCTGAACGATAAATTCAATATTGAAGAGGAAGAGGGGCAGAAGCGAATAATCGTTGTTCCGCAGAAGCACGACATTATCTGCAAATGGACTTCGAGAGAGTGTTCTGCAATGCCGAGCAAGGAAGCCTGTATGAAGTATTACAACCTAATTGATGCGGAAAAATGACACGGGAAGAGAAAAAAACATATCTATTGCGGAACGTAAATGCCTTGTTGCAGAAGAAACCGTTTTTCAGAGGAAGTGACACTTGCTCTACAAACGACTATTCCGACGGTCAGTCCGCAACCATTACCGAAACACGCACGGCAAGGCTTCCGAATGTAAAAAAGAATATCGTTTCGCAGGAAAAGTTTCTGAAAGAGCTTGACCCGATGAGCCATGAGGTATTATTTGATCAAAACTTGCCGAGCATTTGCGTCAAGTTAGAAGATGGGGGATATCAGGAAATCAAGTTCCAGCGCACGGCATTAGCTTTCCAAGAACAGATACTGGCGAGCCACGTAATCTACCTTTGCGGAAATCCCTGTACATTGTCTTTGAGAGGTGGCACTCCTTCCGAGAAAGATAAAGCCAACTATTCCACAATCAAGGAGTATTGGGTAGACAGGAATATGGATGGATGGCGTACAAAGGCAGTCCGTTCGCAGCTTGCCACAGGCGATGCCGGACTTCTGTTCTATTATGACTATAAGGGACGTATCAAATGCCGTCTGATAAGCTATGAGGATGGTTACGTTATCATATCGCACAATGACAACAACGGCGACAGGCTTCTTGAAAGCGTCTACTATGCCGATGAAAACGGTGTGGAATATATTGACAGCTACGATGATACCTACATGTACCGTATGCACACGCCAAGAGACGGTGAAGAAGCCGCAGAGGACGGTTTTGTAAGGGAAACTCCGATTGAGCACGGTTTCAGCGAGATACCATTGTGCACCAAACGTGGTGATGTGGCGTGGAACAACGGTCAAAGCCTTATTGAGATTTACGAGATTATCTATAACATCTTCTTTGTCATTCAGAAAAGGCATGGCTGGGGAATACTGTATATCAAAGGAAATATATCCGAGACAACCAAGAAACTTGCCGGAAGTATCATTTTGCAGGACAAGTCAATGGACGGGAACGGAAGTGCAGAGTTTAAAGCACCCCCCAGTCCGCAAGGAATGCTTGACAGTCTGCAAGACCTGTTCGAGAAGATACAGATAAACACTTCCTGCACTTTCCTTTTACCGAAGGATGTCAAGTCGAGCGGTGACATAAGCGCACTGGCTATCACGCTTACCCGTGACTTGGACTTGAAGAACGCCCAACAGGGTGTTATCGAGTGGCAGAATTTCGCCGACAAGATGATGCGTCTGTTCAAGGAAGGGCTTGCCAAAGAGCTTGTAAACAAAAGTGAAAATCTTAATGCCGTCACCGAGTTTAAAAAACTTCGTGTTAGCTGTAAGTTCAAAATATGGCAACCGTTCAGCGCAACGGAGTATAATAACATACTTATCTCAATGAAGCAAGCCGGCATTCTTTCCACAAAAACAGCCATTGAGAAAAACACCGAATCCGTTCCCGATGAAGAACAACGTATAGCAAAGGAGAAGGAAGAGGCTCAAAAGCTGTTGGAGAAACAGCAAAAAAAGGACAAAGGAGTTACGGAACAAATTGATGTGGTAAAAGAATAAATGGAAAAGGAAAGTCTGTACATATTAAAACTTGATACGCAAGGAAGTAAAGTAAAATTTCCGAATGCTGATATGCCTGCAAAATTAGGTGAGTACACCTATACGGCACAACGTATGGCAGGAACTCCCACACTGACCGCTACACTGAACTATCCTTCATGCTTAGACGAACTATGGACAGGAGAAGAGTTTGTTGAGTTTAGGGGGGAAAAATATTATATTGACCAAGTGCCTACATCCTCAAAGGACAACAAGAGTATCATGTACAAGCATGAGCTTCAATTCGTTTCAGAACGTATCGTGCTGGAAAACGTATATTTCATGGACGTGGTGACAGCCGGGGAAGACACGTATCACTCCAATTCCACTTCCGTCAAGTTCATGGGGGATATAAACGAGTTTGTTGGTCGCCTTAACGCTTCAATGGCAAAATCGGGTATCGGATATTCGATAGTGATTGATGAAGATATTACTTCTGAAAGCAAACTTGTTTCTCTTGACAGCGTATACCTTGCAGAAGCGTTACAGTCCATATATACCATATACGAACTTCCTTATTACTTTGTAGGTAAGGTTTGTCACATAGGATATACAGAGAATGTAATTTCTACTCCTTTCGAGTACAAGAAAGGGCTTGTATCAATAAAAAAGACAAACGCCAATTATAAGACCGTCAATCGCGTTACTGGTGTTGGTAGCTCTGACAACATACCTTTCTACTATCCGAATGATGATGAAAAAGGTACTATAGAACGCACGCAAAACCTTATGCCTTCCATTTATAGACAAACAAATGGAGCGGAAAGATTCTACAATGCACTTAACGATACGTATAAAATACCCGGTACAAATGATTACTATTTTTTCAAAAATACATATTCTTCTAAGAAAGTAAAAGAGATAAAGGTAGATTTTAGCGATATAAAGCCTACCATAGAAAATGTAACAAACGCTTCGGGACAGTTATTTGGTGAGATTGCGGATATTGCTTTTGATGATAACGATAGTGACGAACTCGGAACAGGAGAAGGGAATAATATATTCAATGGCACGGATGAGTATGTACATTCTTATTTCTACATAAAATTACATATATATAATGGGGATTACGGTTTTAACCTGTTCGAACAAGGTTTGGAAGGTGGTACGGCTGTAATCAATATGACTACGGGTAATTGTGCTGCTTGCGAGTTTGAAATAGGAGTTACCTATAAGGACAATGAGCCGGGAAGGGCATTCAATCCTGTATTGGTGGATTCTTCCGGGAACTTACCAGCAGGAGATTTTGAACAGAAGGTTACTTCACAAACATCCCAATATATAGAAAGCCAACAAAACACTTCTACAAATGAGGTTTGGATTGCGGTAAAAAAGGACAATACTACTTTCGGGGTTGTTATGCCTAATGCCACAAATAACTATAAACCTTCTGTTGGGGATAAGTTTGTGATTACAGGTATTAAAATGCCGAAATCTCTTGTGCTTGCCGCCGAGAAGAGATTAGATGAGGCGTTGATAAAGTATATGTCTGAAAACAACGATGAGAAGTTCTCTTTTTCCGTAAGTTTCTCACGTGTCTTCCTTGCAGAAAACAGTATGTTAGCTGGTCTGTTGAATGAGAACTCGCGTATATACATAAAGTATAATGATAAGGAATACTTCATGTATGTGAACTCATTTACTTGTAAGGCGGATAAAAATTGCCTGTATGATATATCCGTGGAGCTAACAGATAAGTTGTCCGCCAATGTTTCCGCTTTGAGAAGTACGATTACAGAGATAGCCGGGGATATCATAGGTGAGAGGATGGGTGTCTCTCTCAACGTGTCAGATATTCTTGGCAGAATATCCCGTTATTTTATCTCAAAGATAAATAACGACACAGCCAATGAGCTGATCACTTTTTTGAAGGGTTTACTTATAGGTAAGAACGGTAGTGGAATTACTGTACTTGAGAACGGTATGTCACAGGCTGTTGTTGATTATCTGTATGTCAAGGTCAAAGCCGTTTTTGACGAGCTTGAAGTAAAGAAGAAGACGTATGTAGGTGGCGAGCAGGTGATTTCCCATGCAGGCATGAAATGCAACCGTGTGGATGAGTTGGATGATGTCTACCGTTGTTATTTCAAGGAAGAGGAAGACGGAATTGAGATAGAGAACCAGTTTACTCCGGGATCTCTCGCCATCGCACAGGAGTGCAATATCAAGACAGGCATTTCGCATCATGTCGGCAACCGCTATTACTGGCGGTTGGTCACAGCAGTAGGTGAGAATTATATAGACCTGTCCAAGACCGTGTGTGATCCTAATGTCGAGAACGATGTTCCGGTGGCAGGTGATGATATCGTGGGATTGGGCCATAAGACTGATATCACCAGACAGGCGGCGATAATTCTCTCTTCGGTGAACGAAGTTTCTCCGTCCATCATCATGTATCAGGGTATTAATGATTTTACCTTGACCGGGAAAGATGTCATTTCTTTTGATTTTGACAGGTCTACCGGCAAGGCCCGGATGAAGGTGTACGGAGATACGTACATTGGTGACAAGGACCGGACCACTTACATGGAATACACTCAGGATAAAGGTGTTGATATCAAGGGTATGTTCCATATCGAGCAGGGTTCCACCGGATGGAAGAATATGGAAGGCTTGCCGGATGAGATACAGGCGGCGGCTGATCTTGCCCAAGAGGCTAAGGATGCGATAGACAATGCGGCTGTCGGAAGTGTCAATCTGTTGCGTAATTCCGGGTTTACCGGAGATTATGAAACAGAGGACCTGTCTGCCGCTACCGAGCTATCGGCGGATACCGAACTTTTTAGCAAGCAACTGGAATATTGGACGGGTGTGGCTACCGTATCTGCGGACAGTGATGCCGGCTCCGGGTACTCTGCTGCAATCGGTAGTTTGTCCCAGTCCGTATCATTGATTAAAGGAGAAAGTTATGTTATCAGTTATAAAGCAAAGGGTACGTCTGTGTCTGTTTCGTGCGGTTCTTTTAGTGTTTCTCAGCCTCTCACATCCTCTTATCAGAGATATACCCATAAGATCACCTTCAATGGCAGTGGTATATTTCTTGTCAGTGGTACCGCAACCGTTTGTGACCTTCAGTTAGAGCGTGGAACCATCGCTACTGACTGGAAGCCTTCAATTCTTGACAATGACAAGGCAACAGCCGGTTTCCAGTCAATCAATTATATCGCCAGTGCGATCAAGGATGGATCTGTGGATATTCTTGGTGGTCTGATATTGGCCAATATGATCCAACTGGGTAATTACAAGAATGGCAAGTTACAGAAGGTCACAGCCGGAGTTAGCGGCATATACAATGACGATGATGATGTGGCGTTTTGGGCAGGAGGAAAACTTGAACAGGCAATTCTGACCGTAATGAGGTTCCGTAATGATCCTGATTACCGGCCTACGGATGAAGAATGGGCGAACATGGCGAACTTCGTTGCCACTCATGGCGGTGATGTGTTCTTAAGAGGATATATCTATGCTTTGGGCGGATATTTCCGGGGGGAAGTCAATGCGGAAAGCGGAATCTTTAAAAATGTAAAGTCACCTAACGGAAATTTTAAGATTGATAAGGAAGGCAATATCTGGATAAAAGGAGAGGGAGAGTTTAGTGGTACTGTCAATGTCATATCATCCAATGGTTACAAGATCGTAATATCCCCTGAGGATGAGTATTCCGTACCGTCTATCAGAATGTATGATTATAATGAAGAAGAACTGTTCAGTATCTCCCTACAGTACGGGCTTGGAGGGATGATTCCCAGTATTTCCATGTTCGATCCTTCTAGCAGTGATAGATTATATTTCCGCCCGGATAGTATGGTCGCGGAGCAAAAAGGAAGTGACGGTTATATATATCAGACCCAGATAATGGGAGGACGCATAATTATGGTTAAAGGTTCTGAGATTGTATGGGATCAAAACCAATTGCCCAAATAAAATGAAGTGATATGGAACTTAATTCGATAAATAAAACAGGTACTTGGAGTGAGGCGGCAGATCGGCTTAACTACAATTTTAGTAAGACTTCTACCGAGATTGATAAGGTCAAGCAGAACAGTGTCCGCAACAAGGGATTGTTTTCTACGGAAGAAGCATTGCAGGCTGCTGTCCCATCTCCTGTTGTGGGTGACTGGGCAGTTGTGGGGGATACCATACCGGGTCCTCTGTATCAATGTAAGACGAGAGGCGTTTGGAGTGATACAGGCACGACAGGAGGCGGTGGAAGTGTTGACCTTTCCGGCATCTTGACAGCCGAGGAGATAGATGATGTAACATCAATATTATAGTGTATTATGAGAATTAATTATCAGTCCGATTTTAAGATCATAGAGAAGAACTTGAATGGGGATGTGAATACTCCCTTCCGGTTCACTTACCGTACAGTTCTGTCGGGATGTGTTGTTGCGGAGTTTGACGGGCACGGGTACAAGAACTGCCATAGGCTTGATGATGGTAGTCTGCTGGTCATTTTTGACAGGCATGGACTCCGTCCCGGCACTTTGTCGGTCAAACGCGAATACTATCTTTCTGATGCTGATTTTGCCGATGGTATCTGCAATCTTGTATCGGTGGAGATTACAGGTGTTATCCTCGTTTCCGGCAAGACGGATGAGAGCACAGCGGAGATCATTCCCTATCCGGATTATGCCGCATACAATGCGGTGCAGAGCGTATCTCTGTCAGATAAGGAGTATGATGATGTGCTGAGTGATTTTAATAGTTAATAAATAATTACATAAAATAACAACGGGCCAAGTTCCGGCGGAACTTAGGCTAAAAACAGGAGATATTATGGCAAAAATGCATAAACTGACCAAGGGCGGACAAACCATTTACCCGGCTACTATAACTGATGCGGTGGTTAACCCGATCAGCCGCAAAAGTCTGGCTACGGGATTGTCCGAGTTAGAAAGTAACATTGGCATTTCTTTTTCTAAAGAAATATTGTTTACAAGAAAAAATGCTACTGTAATTAATAATACTGGTAATTTTATTTCTTATGCTTATGGCTCTGCTACTGATTACATAGAAGTTGGAGAAATGAAATCCGTATCTATACATAACCTAATAACTGAAATAAATACAAATGTAGCCGTTTCTTTTTATGACGCTGCCAAATCTTTCATATCATCCATACCATATACTACGAAAAATAAATTATTAGCTCCAATGTTGGTTGTATTTCCAGAGCGATGCAAATATTTTGCGGCATCAAAGCAATCGTCTTCAAATTCGGATGATATAAAGATTTATACTTCTATCAAAAATAAAGATCTTGAACCTATTAAAACAAAAGCGGATATAGGTTCTATTTTTGGCTCTCAAGTAGTGGCCGCCAACGGTGAAAGTACAAAAATTGTATTTAAAAATACTTTTAAAAAGGGGGATATTATACATCTTGTTAATTTAACAAGTGAGGCTAATACTTATTGGAATTTAAAAGGCTATAGAAATGGAATATGGAATATGATTTCCTCAAGAATGTTTGCTGGAATAACGGTCAATAGAGATGTATCAGTTCCTGAAAATATAGAAACATATGAAAAAATTGCAATCGAAACCGATTCGAAATTAATATTATCAGGTCATGGATATTATGTTACCGACTTAACTTTATCGGAAATTGAAAAAATTAGAGATATTACGAAGTATATTAACCAGCTAAGAACATTACCTATAATTGAGCAGGACGTTTTGCTTAAAAGTGATAATTTGATTAATCCGACAAAGGTCACAAAATTGGGCAACGGATGGTGGGTGTCTGACTATATACCAGTCTTCGAAGGAGATATATATTACTCCAATGCAACTATTGGATTGTTCACGTATGATAGAAATAAAATTGATATTACTTCTGAAAAAGGATTCGTATCGGGAGAACCGATACAAATGGGTATTGCTTATGTAAGAGTAAAACTGGGAACATCCGGAGTTATAACATCCGAAGAATTAGCTATAGACAAAGCGGCTTCTCTATGGCTTTCAAAAAAAAATAAAGAATCAAGTTATGCATCTCAGTTCAATCCATATCTTATCAATCCAATAGACCAAGGAGGGAGAGCACTGATTTCAAAGCTTATGCCACATGTTGGTAAAAAAATATTTTGTGTTGGTGACAGCTATACAATGCAGGGAAAATATTTTCCTGCATTATTGGAAGTAACCGGATTAAATAAAATTGGAGATACAGGTAAAGATGGAAATGGTCAGCCACTCACAAGGTTCCCACAAAATATAATAAAAAATAAAGAGCTTATTCTACAAAGTGATTTTGTGACTATTTTGGGAGGTACGAATGACTATGGTCATGGGGGAGATATATTAGGGACAATAAACGATTGCATAAAGAATGAATATGCTGAATTAAAAATACCGATTCTTAAATTAAATGAGGCCGGATATTATGTTAAGGATGATAGCATAGATACTAGTTACAAAGTCTTAACAGAAGAAGATATTAATGAGGGAAGAACTCCACAAAGTCTGTATGCAGCCATAATGACTTGCGTTAATATCATACACAATTGGAACAAGGGAATAACAGTCGTTTTATGTTCTCAGCCGGAAAGATTACCTTATGGTTCTCAACCTTGTACTCCACCTCTCTTGCGAAATGGTATGAATATGAATTTGATTGCTAAAGCTATGAGGGAAATTCATGAGATGTTTGGGGTTCCTTATTACGACTTTCATTCAAACGGCTGGACTATTGATCAAGTAGAAGTATATATGAATGATGGGACACTGCATCCAAACGAAATAGGAGGAAGGAAAATAGGAAGAGGATTAGGTATGTATATAAATAGTTTGTAGAATAATTTGGGAAATTGTAATAATGGACCAACTTAAATAGTGAAACATACTTATGATACGAGAATTAATCATCAGAATAATGAACCATCTGTCCGTTGAAGTGCATCCGGATGCGGAATGGTAAAAGTGGAACAGGATATATGGAGCTTAATACAATAAACAAAACAGGAACTTGGAGCGAAACGGCAGACCGCATCAACAGCAACTTTAGTAAGATCTCCATTGAGGTTGAAGAGATAAAGCAGAACGGCGGTGGCGGCAGTGGTGGCGGAGGGGGAGATGTCACCAACGCCGATCACGCCAACTCCGCATACACACTGGATAAGGACACGCCTGTACAAAACTGGTTCCTTTCCGCATTGAACGATGATGATGCGCAAGGGATCATTAATTACCTCAAAGGTCTTAAGATAGCCGGGAATCTGATAAACCGCATCGTAAAGCAGGGTGACAAGGATGTCACCTACACCGATGAGGATGTGATGAGCGCATTGCGTGTAATGACTGAGATAGAGAACAGTGCGGAGAAGCTGAAAGAGATATTCGTGCGGAAGGACGTGGCGGATTCCACTAAATTTCTTCTCAGTATGTTTGCCGGTGCTGTTTTCGGAAAGAATGGTTTTGCAAGCGGCTTAACCGGATTCGGAGCCAAGATATTCGATACAGGGCATGGGGAGTTTGAGAGCATGTTTATCCGCCGGTTTCTCGAAGTTCCCGAATTAAGATACAATCGTGTGATGGTCACGCTGGGTGACAAGTGGCGTGCGCCCGGAGCCGGCATTATAGAAACAGTAGATACAGGGACCAAGACATGTACACTTAAGCTGGAAGATGGTGAGATTGGTGCTGTCGCAGTAGGCGATATCTGTATGGGTATCTATCATAACATCACCGGGAACGCTACGGAGGATTACGACGATGGAAAGGGCAACAGACGTTTTGCCGGATTCTGTACAGTATATTTCACGATTACGGAAGTTACGGGTGAAAGAAACGAAACATTCAAGTACCAGTTGCGCCCCACTTCTTCATCGTACTCTTCTTCTTTCGACCCTTTTGAGATGATGACTTTCGTGGCATACGGTAGTTTCACTAATACGGAGCGCCAGACTTCAGTCTACGAAACAAGGACTTACACCCGTATGTTGTGGAAACAGAATACATGGGAGATCTCCGCCGCCAATGTTGCCCTACAATATGGCGACCTTTCCAATCTGAATATATTCGGACTGAACATGGACGGTTATTCCATGTATCTGAATAATATATATATGACAGGTATTATCAAGCAGATAAAGCCAGACGGAACACCTGTACAGACTTTGAATTTCCGTGAGGAAGGCTATATACCTGGCGTACATTACGATTACTACGATAGCTTGTCTTATAACGGAAGCATGTGGGCGTGTATCAATGAGGATGGTTCGTCTGCTGCACCGGGATCTAACGGCGATTGGCTGGAGATTGCTTCTAAAGGTGATACGGGAGCACCGGGGGCACCGGGAAAGGACGGTGTGAGCGTGACCAATAGCGGTCCGTGGTATTCCGGCTTGGTTGTTCCCAAAATGAGTATCGTTACAATGGGAGGAAGTTCGTTTCTTTCTAAAGTATCCACTACCAATCCTCCATTGTGGTGCTGGACGGACAATGCCGGCAACCGGTTTACTTACAATGATGGCGGATATGTGCTGACGGGTGAGATAAATACCGATGAATATGAACTTTTGGTTCAAAGCGGAAAGGACGGAAGCGATGGTACCAGTTATGAGAGGGTATTCATCCATACTACAACAGAGAGTAAACCTGCCACTCCTTCCACGTCACAGACGGACGATTATGTGCCTTCCGGCTGGCATGATGATCCTATAGGTGTTTCCAGCTCTCTGCCTTATGAGTGGATCAGTGAGAGGGAGAAGAAAAACGGTATATGGAGTAAATTCAGTGCTCCTGCCCTTTGGGCGAAGTACGGATTTGATGGTGCTGACGGTGCTGAGGGCGTAGCCGGAACGAGCATCATTTGGAAAGGTGATTTTTCCTCCGCTCCTTCCAATCCTCAGAACGGGTGGGCATACAAGAATACCACTGATAAGAAATCATATGTATATCAGGATGGACAGTGGTATCAGATGACTATTGACGGAATTGATGGGAAGAACGGGAAAGACGGATTGAGTATTGTATGGAAAGGAGATCTCCAAACACCTCCTTCCAATCCTCAGACCAACTGGGCATACCGGGATACCAATAATGGTCGTGTATATATATGGAACGGAACAGCATGGGCATTGATGGTTGTGGACGGATCGGACGGTGCTGATGGTGCAGCAGGTTCTGACGGATTGAGCGTGTTTATAACTTATAATGACAGCACTTCCCAACCTTCTGTACCTACCGGGAACGGTACTACTGGAGGATGGCATACAAATGCGACAAGTGCCGCCATATGGATGTCGCAGAAGGTTGCTGCGTCCGCATCTGACGGAGCATGGGGTACACCGATAAAAATCAAAGGTGACAAGGGTGACGGTTACACCCAGATGGGGCAGTTTAGGACTGGTATGGTTGTACCCAAGATGGGTGTCGTTTCGATGGGTGGCGGCTCTTATGTAGCCAAGGCATCCACTACCAATCCTCCCTTATGGTGCTGGACAGACAATGCCGGCAACCGGTTTACTTTCAATGATGGCGGATACTGCCTGACGGGTGAGGTGAACACTGCCGAATACGATGTATGGGCAGAGAAAGGTGAGCCGGGCAAAGACGGAACGGATGGTAAGGATGGCGAGGATGGAAAAGACGGGAAGCCCGGTGAACAGGGTATACAAGGAATACAGGGATGTATTATACGGTCTTCCGAGTGGGCGTCCGGCGTGACGTACAGGAATGACGAGGACCTTACAAGTGGCACGAGATATATTGATATCGTGATGGTAAGGAATAATAGCGCGGTAGACGGATGGGATGTGTATAAGTGTATCAAGACGCATACATCCTCATCTTCTATAACCTATACCAATACCACCTATTGGACGGAATTAAGCAATGTTGGTCCTATTTATACCAGCCTAATAATAGCCAAGAATGCCAGTCTTAATTTCGTCCAAGGCAATGAGTTATTGATAAAGGATTCGAATAATAATGTCGTAGCCGGTCTTACAGGAGGAAGCAGCAAGGAAGCTGGTACAACACCTATAAGGATATGGGCTGGAGGTAAGGTTCCGGGAAACGCTCCGTTCCGTGTGGATCAGAATGGAAATCTTGTCGCAACGAAGGCGAATATCGGGGGTACGGTAACCGCCACTCTTCTCTACTCACCGGGAAGCGATATGGATAGTCTGGCTGATTCGGAAGGCAATATGACCGTGAATCCGTCTACTCAGGGATCTACGTTCTTCTCTGCTGACGGTTTGGGCGGGACCATAACTCTTCCTCCTGCATCATCATGGAACGGATTGAAACTGGAGTTTGTGGTTGATATGACATCAAGGGCGGCCAAGAACCCAGATAAATACAAGGCTACGAACTATTTCTGCGGGCTGGCGGGCGCTTATAATAATAAAACAGAAATTCAGATGGCAAGGCCTTATGTTTTGGAGATGAAGGCCTTTAACAACCATTGGTATATAACACGTATGGATTTAATTGAGTAAACGATATGATATTACAAGCAGGTTATGATTGCTATCTGACACAGGCCGAAGATATGCCTCTGTCGGAACGAAGATTTGAAAATCAGGTGTTGATAAACAGCCCTGAGGATGTGGCTATGTGGAAAGAAATCACATCAAAGCAGAAGGAGCAGATGATTGCCGAAGCGTCTTTTATCGATACGGAAGCGATAGATGTTGAAGCACTTGATCGTGTGGATACACTATTAAACGATATTGCGGCAAACATTAACAATGCCGGGCTTACTGTAGAGGAAGCATTGGCGAAGAAAGAGTACTTTCCCGTATGGGAGGATCTGATAGGTACAGAGGTTGATGTGCAGTTCCGCTTCCGCTATGGCAGCACGCTCTATGAGGTTATACAGAAACATACACCGCAGGAGGACTGGAAGCCGGGAACGGGTACGGAATCCTTGTACAAGGTTGTGCAGATAGAGCACTCCGGCACACTGGATGATCCTATACCTTGGGTACATAACATGGTGCTGGAAGAAGGCAAGTATTACACCGATAAGGAGGTTCTTTATCTCTGTATCCGTGACAGCGGAATAGGCATGGCATTCGACTTGGAAAATCTTGTTTCGGGCGGATATGTTCAAGTGGTAGAAAATCAAGTAGTAATAAATAATAAAAAAATATGATTATGGCAGACAAAAAATTAAATGAAGTTCCGGTGGTAAGTGACATCGTAACTATTTTCGGAAAGCGATCAAATGGTGAAATTGTTCAAATAGATAAAAGCAACTTAGCAACACTTCTGGGAGGACTGTTGGGGATAAATGATACGTGGTTAAGGTTCAGAGATGAGAAAGAAATAGAATCTCAAGACGAATTAGATCAGATGAATTATAGCGGAATATACTTACTATCACAAAAATCAAAATTAGAATATGTCCGTAATTGTGTATTAGTTGTAATCGGCAAACCTAATATCTGTTGTATTCAGAATCTATATAATTATAGCGGAGATATTTATAAATATCGAGTGAAATGGTTTAGTAGCAGTTGGGGTAATTGGCAAACCGTATCTTTGACATGATTAAAAAACGGGTGGTCCGGTACAAGCCGGTGCCACCCGATCCTGATATGCACAACGCCATGTGCGGTGCAAAGGTAATCCATGTTTCTAAGAAGCCAATACAAAAGACCTAAAATCTCCCCATTTCCCATCATAATTACGGCGGAAACCAACAACATCCTCACCTAGACGGAATGTCATTTGAATGACATATCCTTGTCCATCGTTAAAAACTATCATTATGGAATAATTTGAAACAACACTAATTCCGTTTCGTCCGAATACATGATACATTCCGCTTGCAGTTGCACTATTTACCTCTTCGTCTGTACTTAATATACCTTTGGGCATAAACGGGAACAGCTTCAAACTGTTCATTAGTCCTCCCAGAAGTGGGAAATCAGACCGCCGTTGTTGTGATTCTCACCCAAGAATTCCAATTACCATACCACATACTACGTATATAGTAAGATCCATCACTGTAATATGTAATTTGGATGGATGAATCTTGTCCACCACCTAAATTAGTATATAAGGTAACCAATATACCCCATAATCCGTTATTTATAGGCGTATTGGTTGCTCCTTCTTGGATTCGTAGAATAACACTTTTTTTAATGGTGTTTAAGTCACCTTTAAACAGTCCTCCATCTCTTAACCACGAATCATTTATCCCTATTAGTCCTCCCAG